GGTTGCAAGACCTAGCGCAAAAAAACGGAGCCAGCCCAAAACCCATCCTTCCGACTGAAAACGCAAACGGATAGCGCAAGACTGACGCAGGAGCAGCTTGCGCGGGCGCTCGGGACGACGACGCGGACGCTGCGCGAGTGGCTCAAGCGGGACGACTACCCGGCGGGCTCGACCGTGGAGGATCTGGTCGCGTGGCGCGACGCGGCTGGGTTGGGCAAGATCAAGGACGGATCGATCAACGGCCTCAAGGCCGAGCTAATGCGCCGCGACATCGCGTTGCGCGACTTGAAGCTCCAGCGCGAACGCGCCGAGGTCGTCGAGCGCGAGACCGTCCGGGAGATGCTCCGCCTGCTCGGCACCAAGCTCGACTTGCTCCTGCGCCTCAAGCTTGAGGTCGAGCTCGGCCCGCGGGTCGCGGGCAAGTCCGCCGCGGAGGCGAACGTCGAGGGCGCGCTGATCCTCGACGAGATCCGCGAAGTCGTGAACGCGAACCTTGCGCGCTTTGAGGCGGACGCGATAAAAGCAACAGTTGCCGACGATGCCTGACGCCGCCGATCTCCTCTCGGACTTGCGCCTGCCTCGTCCGGACCGCGCGCCGATCTACGACTGGGCGCGGAGGAACGTGCAGCTGCCGGAGAGCTACGCGACGCCGGGGCCGTTCAACGTGCGGTTGAGCCCGTGGCTCGTGCCGATCTTCGACGCGCTGCAAGACCCGCTGGTGCGCCGCGTCCACTTCCGCAAAGCGGTCCAGATCGGCGGCACGCTTGTCGCCGATGTCTGGCTCCCGTGGATCATCGCGAACGATCCCGGCCCCATAAGCTGGACGATGCAGACGGACGATATGGTCGAGCGGCACGCGAAGACGCGCTTGTGGCCGCTGCTCGAGCGGTGCCGCCCGGTGGCTGCGATGCTGCCGAAGCCCGGCCCGCACCGGACCACGACCGAGATTTACTTCGGCGGATTCTTCCTGACGCTCAACGCGGCGAACCTTTCAACGCAGCAGTCGCAGTCGATCCGGTACAAGATCAACGACGAGCTCTGGCTCCCGCGATGGCAGGAGATCTACGGGCACGCCGTTGCGCGCGTGTCCAAGTTTGAGGAGGTCGGCAGGAGCAAGATTTACAACTCGTCGCAGGCTCCGGTGATGGACGCGGAGACGGGCAACGTGGAGGACGCCAGCTTCCGCAGCGGCGATCAGGGCGAGTGGCACGCCGAGTGCCCGGCCTGCCGCAAGCTGCACGCCATCGCGTTTGAGCAGTTGACCGAGACTAAGGACCGCGGCGGCGTCGTCTGGGATAAGGCCGCGCGGCGGGACGACGACACGTGGGACGTCGCGCGAGTGGTCGAGACCGTCCGCTTTCGCTGCATCAACTGCGGGCACGAGTCGCCGGACAACGACGCGACCCGCGCGGGCTGGGCGAAAACCGGGCGCTACGTACCGCAGAACCCGAAGGCGTCGCGCGAGGTAAAGTCCTTCCGCATCGAGGCGTTGGTGACGCGGCCGATGCGCCTGCTCGCGGAGGAATGGGCGCACGCCGAGAACGCTTGGGTCCGAACTGGCGACGAGTCGGCGAAGATTGAATTTCGGACGAAGCGCGAGGCCCGGCCGTGGATAGTCGAGAAAAAGAGCGTCAACCTTCTGGTCAAGGACTCCGGCTACAAGCTCGCCGACTACGCGGACGGCCAGCCGATCCCTGATGAGGCCATCCGATTCCTCGCCATCGACCGGCAGCAAGACCACTGGTGGGCCGAGGTCGGTGCCTTCTCGACCGCGCAGGGGCCGCGATATCGGCAGCTTTGGTTCGGCCGGATCGACACGCGAGACCAGTTGCGGCAACTCCAGCAGCGGTACAAAGTCGCCGACGCCTGCGTCGCGCAGGACCGCGGCTACCGCCCGGCCGACGTAGACCGCGACTGCGCCGAGTTCGGCTGGCGCTCGATGCGCGGCTATGGGCGGCGCACTTGGACGATGCGGGACGAGGCCAGCGGCCAGATGATCAACTTCCCGTTCTCGGACCCGCAGGTCAGTGACTACCGCGGCGGGGACGTTTACTTTTACAACTGGAGCGGCGACTACTTCAAAGACCTTCTGGCCGCCGCGCTCGAGGGCAAGGGTGACTTGCGCTGGGAGATGCCGTCGGACGTAAACCCGCTTTACCTCGAGCACCTCAAGGGCGAGTCCAAGGTCGAGGTCCGCACGGGCGTCTGGGAGTGGCGCGAGGTCAGGAGCAACGCGCCGAACCACGGCCTCGATACGTCAGCGATGCTTCTTTGTATGGCGACGATTGCTGGCGTGATCCGGTACGCGCCGCCGAAGACGTAGCAGGGCGGGCCGTCAAAACGCACTTTGACGGGGGCCGCTTCTTTATGGCGGCTGACAATCCGTTTCTCGACGTCGATGCGGCGACCCTTGGCGTGCTCAAGACCAAGGTGCTTGACGCGATCCAAGCCTGCCTGCTCAACACGTCGTACTCGCTCAACGGCAAGTCGGTCACGCGCGCCGATCTTAACACGCTCAACCGGATGCTAGGCGATATCGTGGACGCGATCGAGTATCAGAACGGCAACACGACGGACACGACTTTTGTCAGCTTCACCGGCAACTAAGATGCACACCTTCGACCCGGCCAAAGTTATCGCGCAGCGTCCGTGGTTCGAGCGCGCGCTCGAGGTCGTCGCTCCCGGCACCGCGCTGCGTCGGATGCAGGCGCGGGTCGAGGCCGCGCTGTTCTCCTACAACGCCGCGCAGACGAACCGGCTTTACGCGCCGATGCAGTACGGCCAGCCGAGCGAGTCCTCGCAGACGGTGCGGGAGCGGGTCGTGATGATGTGGGAAAGTCGTAACCTCGTGGAGAATTGCCCCGAGGTTAAGGAGATCAGCCGCAAGTTCGGCAACTACCTCACGCCGACCGAGTACTCGCCGAGCACGGGCGACCGCGATTACAACCGGCTCGTCAGCGAGTACTTCCACGACTGGTGCAAGGGCGCCGACGCGACCGGCCGCAACTCGTTCCGCAAGCTGGTGCAGGTGGCCGCGGAGAACCGGCCGGTCGACGGCGACTGCGGCTTCGTGATTCGCCGCGTGGGCGAGGGGCTCAAGGTGCAGCTGATTCCGGCGACCCGCATCGGCAATCCCAACGACCAAGGCGGCAACTCCGAGAACTACTTCGAGGGCGTGATCGTCGATGACTTCGGTGTGCCTGTCGCCTACCGGATCTACCGCGTGACGCGCGAAGGCGTTTACTTCGGAGCCGAGGACGTTCCGGCGGGCAACTTCTGCCACTACTTCGACCCGTTCCGCGTCGACCAGTACCGCGGCGTTACCGACTTCCACGCAGCGATTCAGACGGCGCGGATGCTGCACGAAATCCTGCAAGCCGAGAAGGCGGGCGTGCGGTTCGCCTCGCAGCAGGCGGCGCTTGTCTTCACCGACCGCGGCACGGCGAACGCGCGCAACCTGTTCACGCCGACGCCGAGCGCGACGCTGCCGAACGGACAGCAGCCGAAGAACGAGTTGAGCGAGGTCGGGATGATCAAGTACCTCGGCCAAGCGGACCGCGTGGAGACGATGCCCGCGCGCCCGAGCACGGCCTTCACGGGCTTCGTCGAGCATCTGATGCACGAGCTCGCGATTGCCGTCGGCATCCCGCAGGGCGTGCTTTTCGGTACGCAGAACTACAAGGGACCGAGCGTGCGCGCAGAGTTTGCCGCGGCGGATCGCGTATTCGCCCGCCATCAGGGCGTGCTCACCGACAAGGTGCTCGACCCGATCAAGAACGCGGTGATCCTCGACGGCATCGCCCGCGGCGAGATCCCGGCGCCTGCGACGCAGGACGGCGAGACTCCGGTGCAGGCGCTCAAGCGCGCGACCCGCGGCGAGTGGCGCTTCCCGCCCAAGCTCTCAATCGATGTTGGCCGCGACTCCGCGGCGAACTTGAACGAAAATCGGCAGGGCGCGAAGTCCTTGCAGGAGATCGCGGCCGAGCAGGGCACCGACGCCTTCACGCGCCTCGAGCAGATCGCGGCGGAAGCCGCGTACGTGGGCGAGCTCGCGGAGAAGTACGGCATCCCCGAGACCTCGATCCGCCTCGTCACCAATTCGCTGCCTTCGACTCCGGCTGCTGCCGCTGCCGCTGGTGAGATGGTCGGGGAATCCTCGGCCGATGCACAGGCCGCTTCGAGTGGGACGCCCGAGGACTCGGAACCCGACCAGCCCGCGACGCCTTCGGAGCTCGCGCGCTTTGCCGCCATCGACTTGACGCCTACCGACGCGATGGCCGCGGAGGCGCGCCGCGGGCTGGAGTGGCGCGACAAGCACAACCGCGGCGGCACGGCCGTGGGCGTTGCTCGCGCTCGCGACATCAGCAACAAGAAGTCGCTATCGCCCGACACCGTGCGCCGTATGGTCTCGTACTTCGCGCGGCACGAGGTGGACAAGCAGGGGACCGGATTCTCGCCGGGCGAAGACGGCTACCCGTCCGCGGGTCGGATCGCGTGGGCGCTCTGGGGCGGCGACGCCGGGCAAAGCTGGGCAAAGGCCAAGGCCGCGCAGATGGAGCGCGAGGAGTTGAGCCGCCCGGCGACCGTGCGCGAGGCGCTCGAGGTCGGGCGCAATCGCGCGAAGAAGCCGCTCGAGAAGCTGGCCGAGAAGGCGAGCAAGCTATCCGCAGTCCGCGAGAAGCTGGGCCAGAACGCGAGATCAGAGGCGCAGATCGAGCAGGCGCTCAAGCGCATCGGGTTTGAGCCGAAGCCGGCCGCGCCCGTGCCTGCGCCCGCGCCCGTCGTCTCGCTCTCGGACGCCCGCAAGATGCTATCTGAGCGGACCGACTCCGAGGATAAGCTGTCCTCGCTCCTTGCTAGCGTCGCGGATCGTCGCGCGAAGATCAACGCCTCCCGCAAATCCTGACTATGCACAGCGTCCTCGACGCCATCATCGCGAGCAACGAGCAACTCGGCAAACGCGCGGAGCAATTCGCGCAGCTGCTGGTTGAGCACGACAAGACGCTCGACGAGTTGCTCGAGCGCATCGGCAAAACGGTGCCCGAGATCCGAAAGGAGCTTGACGCGCGACTGGTCGATGCAGTGCCGGGCCTCGTCAGCGACGCATACGCAAAGTACAACGAAGACCTCGAGGCGCGCTGCCGGGCGGCGCTCTCCGAATCTCAGACGAAGCTTGAGGCAGTCCGCGCGGAGATTGTCGCGCTGGCGTCGCAGCATTTCACCGAAGCCGAGAAGCAGATCGGCGTCACGGCCGAGCAGATCGAATCGCGCATCCTCGGCGCGCTGACTGGCGCCGCCGCCGAGCGCATCGAGAAGCTCGAGCGAGGACTCGTCATCGAGATTCAGCACGCGGTCAACGCGGCGCTGCCGAAGCAGGAGTTCGCCGCGGCGCCGGGCTTCATCGACTCGTACCGTGGGCAATGGCGCGAGGGGATGGTCGCGCAGCGCGGCGACTTGTTCTCGTGGTACGGCTCCACGTATCTCGCGCTCGAGGACACCAACGACACGCCGGGACGGCGCAACGTCGGACGCGAGGGCGCGAAGTGGGCGGTGATCGCGGCGCGTGGTGCAGGTGGCGGAGGCGGAGGCGGCGGAGACTCGCTGCCTTCCCAGACCGGCAACGCGGGCAAGTTCCTTAAAACCGACGGCACGTCGGCGCTCTGGGAATCGATCCCCGGCGGCGGCGATATGCTCGGCGCGAACAACCTGACCGACGTCGCGTCCGTCACGGCAGCCTTCGCGAACATCAAGCAGGCCGCGACGACGACGGCCTCGGGCGTGGTGACCTTCGCGACCTCGGGCGAAAGCGCCGCGCTGAAGGCCGTGCAGGCCAACGACGCGCGCCTGTCCGACTCGCGCACGCCGACCGCGCACGCCTCGACGCACGAGAGCGGAGGCAGCGACCCAATCGACTTCCCGGTTGATTCGGTCTTCGGCGCGACGAACACGATCACGCAGGTCGATTACCTCGCGCTGAACGTCTCGAGCACGGTCGCCGTCACGACGGCTAAGGCGGTCTGGAACGCGACCGAGTCCACGCTCGAGCTCGGGTTTAATTCCTCGACCTCGACGATGGTCGGGATGGATCTGCACGCGCTGGTCTACAACCAGAGCGGCTCGCCATTCTCCAAGGGCCAAGTGGTCAAGGCTGACGGCTCGAGCGGGACGCGGCTAAAGGTTTCGCTCGCGCTCGCGACCAGCGACGCCAACTCCGCGCAGACGCTTGGCGTCTGCTCGCAGACCATCAGCAACAACGGCAGCGGCGTGATCATCACGCAGGGCGTGCTGCGCGGCATCGACACCAACGCCTTCAACGAGGGCGACACGTTGTACCTCTCCGCGACCACGCCGGGCGCGCTGACCAACACGCGGCCGACCGCGCCGCTCCACGGCGTCCGCATCGGCTACGTGGTCAAGAAGGCGGGCGTCGCGGATGGCATCATCTTCGTCGACGTGCAGAACGGGCTCGAGCTCGAGGAGCTCCACGACGTCGCGATCACTGCCGTCCAGAATAACGACATCATCGCCTACAACGCCTCGACGACCGTCTGGCGCAATCGGCAGCTGTTCGACTCGACGGCGCCCGCGGCGCTTGCGGCCTCGGCGACGGCGGGCGTCTCGGTCACCGCGGCGCGCGTCGATCACGTCCACGCCCGGCCGACGTTCGACGAGCTGACCATCAGCGGCGAGGCGCAAGGCGACATCTTGTACCGTTCCGCGACCTCGTGGGCTCGCCTGCCTGCGGCGACCGCGGGCTACATCCTCCAGACCAACGGCTCCGGCGCGAACCCAAGCTGGGCGCAGAACACGGGCGGAAGCGGCGCGCCGACGGATGCCGAGTACATCGTCGGATCTGCCAATGGCTCGTTGAGCAACGAGCGCGTGCTCGGCAACTCAACGTCGATCACGGCCAACTTCGCGACCGGCGGGCAGGTCACGCTCGAGCGCGCCGCGCTGACGGGCGACGTCACGGCATCGCAGAACAGCAACTCGACGACCATCGCGAACGATGCCGTCAGCAACGCGAAGCTGGCCAACGTCGCTACCTCGACGATCAAGGGCCGCGTGACCGCGGGCACGGGCGATCCCGAGGATCTGACCGGCACGCAGGCGACGACGCTGCTTGATACGTTCACCGATTCGCTGAAGGGTCTTGCGCCCGCGAGCGGCGGCGGGACGACCAACTACCTCCGCGCGGACGGAACGTGGGCGCAGCCTCCCGGCACCGGAGGAGGCGGCGCTCCGACCGATGCGGACTATCTGGTCAAGACCGCTAACGGCTCGCTGTCCGCGGAGCGCGTTGTGACCGACTCGACCTCGATCACGGTTAACTGGGCGACGGCCGGTCAAGTCAGCTGGGAGCGGGCGGCGCTCACGGGCGACGTGACCGCGTCGCAGAACTCGAACTCGACCACGATAGCGAACGACGCTGTTACCAACTCTAAGCTCGCGAATATGACCGCGAGCACGATCAAGGCGCGCGTCACGGCCTCGACCGGCGATCCTGAGGACGCGAGCCTGACGCAAGTCCTCGATCTCGTCGGCTCGGTCACGTACGGCGACATCTTGTACCGCGACTCGACTTCGTGGGCGCGATTACCGGCGGGCACGTCTGGGCATTATCTCAAGACGCAGGGCGCAGGCGCGGCTCCGACGTGGTCCGCGGTCAGCGGAGGTGGCGGCGGATCGACAAACCTCTGGATTGCGGCGTCACAATGGATCCCGCGCACGACCACGGGCGTCGGCGTGGACTCGACCGAGACGACGACCAATCGCCAGAACTTCGACCAGCTGCTGTTCGACGCTGCAACCGATGAGTTCGCGCAGGCGCTCGTCGTGATGCCGAGCAACTACAACGCGGGCCAAGTCACCGCGCGCTTTTACTGGACCGCAACGACCGGCTCCGGCGCCGTGGTCTGGGGGTTGCAGGGTCTCGCCTACTCGGACGACGACGCGCTCGATACTGCGACCGGCACGGCGCAGACTGTGACCGACACGCTGCTCGCCGCGAACGATATGATGATCTCCGGCGCAACCTCCTCGGTCACCATCGGCGGGACGCCCGGCGCGAACAAGGCGGTTCAGTTCCAGATCTACCGCGACGCCGACGCGGGCGGCGACACCCTCGCCGTGGACGCCCGCCTCCTTGGCGTCGAAATCTCCTACACGTCGAGCTGATGAGGGCGCGGCAGAGACATCTGAACGCTAGGCACGCCGGGGCGATGTTCGTCCTAGATGCCCGATTCATTGACCAGTCGGACAATACTGCCGTCAGCACTTGGGCGGATCGCAGCGGAAATGGCTACGACGTATCGCAGGCCACAAGCGCCAATCAACCAACTCTTCAGACACAAGAACAAGGTGGCAGTTCTATTGTTAGATTCGACGGGTCTAATGATTTTCTTCAACGATCAGACACCGGATTTCCAACGGGCGATTTGACCATTGTCGGTTGCCATAAGCAAAATACCACCCTGTCTAATTTTACGGGGGCTATGGTTTTCCATTATGGTGCCGCTAGCATAGGTTCAGCAGTTTTTTACTTTTATCGCACGGATGCAAATATGCCGAATAGCTCATTCGGTATCTCTCAATATGGTGATGCAGTTGGAATTCAAAATTCAACTGGGTCGTTCATTGTTGGAAGCATTTACCGGTCTGGCACAAGTTATTATGTCCGTCGAAACGGGGGAAGTGCGGCAACAAAAACGATGACAACTAATACTTCGCTTTACGGAACAAATGGGTTTCGAGTTGGGCAAGGAAACCCCGGAGTCGCAGGAAGTTTTCTAAATGGAGACATAGGGTCAGTTATTGTTTTTGCTTCAAATTTAAGCGACAGTCTGCGGCGTAGATTCGAGCTGCAATTTGGATTAACTTGGAAAATCGCCTGCTCGTAATGACCACTTACCTCACCCTCGACTGCGCGCTCCGCGCTGAAACCGACCCCACCGCCATCGCCAACTTGGAGCGCAAGGGCTGGGTCGTCACCGTCCCGCCGAGCTACGACCCGGCCACCGAGCAGCCGCCGGTCTGGGAAAACTGCGCGTGGGTGGTGAAGCCTATCCCGCCTCCCGCGCCCTACCGCGTAAGCAAGGACACCATCACCAGCCGCGTGCTGGACGCCGGCAAGCTACCGGACCTGATGACGCTCATCGACGGCCTGCCGCCGGAGCAGCAGTTTCTCTGGGACAACTACGCGTGGTTCTGGAATAACAACCCGACCGTAAACGCGATGTGCGTCCAGCTTGGCCTCGACCCTGCCGTCATCCTCGCGCCCGACCCGTACCTTACGTGACCTTTAGACAACCCCGACAAATACAACGACTATGAGCGCCCACTTCACCACGCCCACCGACGAACTGCTCCTCCTCGCGGAGACGCTGGGCGAAGTCAAAACGAAGGCCGATAAGCTCGAGGCCGAGTTCGCGACGCAGGCGCGCCCGCTCGAGGCGGCGACGAACGCGCTTTCCGCGGCGCTCTCCGGCATCAAGGCGCTTCAATTTCACGTCCTCGACAACAACCTCGGGCAGTTGTCCGCGCGGGTCGAGGAGATGCGGAAGGCGGTTGACGAGCAGGTGGGCGTCATCGCGCTCGAGCTCAAGAAGGCCGACGAAACCAACGCGGCCAAGGCCGGGCAGGAGGCCGAGGCGCTTCGCTCCGAGATCGCGGCTTTGCAGGCGCAGCTGGGCACGCTGGGCGCGCAGTTCTCCGCGCAGCTGGAGCGGGTCGAGTTCTCGGCGAAGGAGGAGGCGAAGAAGCTCCAGCTGATCCCCGGTCCCGCGGGCGCGGCCGGTGCGTCGCTCAACCCGCGCGGCACGTTCATTGACGGCGAGACTTACAACCGCCTCGACGTGGTATCGTGGCTCGGCTCGTCCTACATCGCCGCCGTCGATGGCGTGACGGAGAAGCCGTCGCGCAACTCGAACCAATGGCAGGTGCTCGCCTCGCGAGGCGGCGGCGCTGCTGGAGGTGCGGGTGACTTTGGCTCGCTCGCGGGCGTTGCGCAGATCAATCAAGGCGGCACCGGCCAGACCACGCGGGCCGCGGCGCTCAATGCGCTTCTGCCGAGCCAGACGGGGGCGACGCAGTACATCCTGCTCACGGACGGCGCGGGCACGGTCAGTTGGGGCGCGCAGCCGGTCGCAGGTCTGCCGAGTCAGACGAGCAACGGCGGCAAGCTGCTCACGACGGACGGGACGAACGCGAGCTGGAGCAATGCGGTCACGGTCTCGGGGAACAACGCCACGGTGACGGGCACGCTGACGGTGAATGGCACCGGCACCTCTGAGTTTGGCGGGCTAGTGCGTATCACGGCTGGAGGGTTTCGGTCTTATGGCTCGATGACGTTAGGCGCAACCTATGCCGGGATGGGTGGCGGCTTTCAGACTAGCTACGACAGTCCAACAACCCGCATTTTCTACGGAGATGGCACCGGGTTCGATCTGCGTTTTGCGACGCGAGCGTCTTCGACGACGACTGATCGTTTCACGTTCTCTGATACCGGGAAGCTCACGATCAGCGGTACGGACATCTCCACGTCCACCTTCAGCGGTGCGCTGGTGGTGAGCGGGGGCGTGGGGGTGGCGGGGGCGATCTATGCGGGTGGCAATATCACGATTGATAAGGCTGCTCCCGATTTCACGCTTACTCGTTCGGTCAACACTAACAGCGGGCTTATCCAGCTCACTACTTCCACGACCTATGACTTTGCCATTGGTCTGCGGAATACGACTGACAGCGACCTGCACATCTACAATTACGGCACGTCCAATGATGCGCTGAAGATTGCACGCAGCGACTCGCTCGCGACGTTTGGCGGGGCCGTTCGTACTGCCGCTCCGTCCGGTGGGACTGCCGCCAACTGGAAGCTCGGTACCGTCGCCACCGTCTCGCCTACGTCGCCCAACCGCACCATCGAGGTGGATATCGGCGGCACCATCTACTACATCCACGCCAAGACCACCAACAACTAATCTCCTATGAACATCGCCATCTCCCCCGTTTCCGTCTGGACCTCCAGCGGCACCAAGACCGCCACCCAGTTTGGCGTTCGGTATGTCAACTACCAGAATGGCCCCGCCGTGGCCGACTGCGTGCTCCTCGACGCCGCCGGTGCGGAGGTGAGCGCCCAGCTCGTCAACGCCACCGAGGCGCAGACCGACGCTTGGACCACCGACGAGGCTTTCTACAAGGTGCTCGCGCAGAACGCCGGTCTGACACCGCTGTGATTTGACGGCGCGTCCTGCCTCGTGAATCAAAACCAACTGACTCCCGAGCAGGCTTTGCAGAACCTCGCGCACGTCGCCGCGGCCTTCCGCGGTACGGCGCAGGAGCACGACATCCTTCGCCAGTCGGTCGAGACGCTGGCGAAGGCAATCCAAGCGCCGCCGGTTTTGCCGAGCGGCTCCTAATTGATGAGCCTCCTCTCCTTCCTCGCCAGCGCCGCCGGAGGCACGATCCTCGGCGGTTTGACGCAGGTGCTCGGCTCCGCGGTGGGCGAGCTCAAGGAGTGGAGCGCGAGCAAGCGGCGGATCGCGGAGATCGCGGCGCTCAAGGAGAAGCAGATCGCCATCGCCGAGGTTGAGGCTTTCGCCAAGGCCGTCGAGGGCACGGTCGGCTCGAGCTACGCGCCGCCCGCTAACGCGCCCAGCTGGCAGCACGGGCTCCTCGCCATCGCCGCCTTCAGCACGCAGATGGTCCGGCCGCTGATGGTCGCGGGCGCGTGCGCCTACATTTGGACCCGCCCGGCGGACCAACTCGCCGGGCTCCAGCCCGAGATCCTCACGGTCTCCTTCGCGTGCGTGTACTTCTGGCTCGGCGTGCGCCACCAGATGACGCGCAGCAAGTAACGCCTTCCTCCGATGATCAAGCCCGCCGACGCCGTCGCCGCTATCGCTCCTCCGGTCGCCACCGTGACCGCCGGCCAGATTCACTCTGGGCTCGGCATCGCGACTGGCGTCGTCTCGCTCGCGTTCCTGATCTGGCGCTGGCACCGCGACTGGCGCATCGCCCAGCGCGAGGACGCGAAGCACGCCGAGGAGGCTGCGAAGCGTGACTGACTGGAGCGCAGTTCAGCGGGACGAGACCCGCAAGGTTTACGAGGCCGAGGTCGCGGGCCTGCGAAAGGAGCTCGATGTCGCGCGGTCCGCGCTCGCGAACGCGACCAAGGCGCGCAAAACGAAGATGCCCGCGCCCGCCGCGACGCGGCGCCGATCCGGCAGCGACATCGTCCGCGTCGTCATCCCTGACACCCACGGCTGCCTGATCGACAAGCCCGCGCTGGCGGCGATGCTCGCGGACATCAAGGCGCTGGACCCGCAGGAGATCATCCTCCTCGGCGATCACGTGGACTGCGGCGGCTTTTTGGCGCAGCATCACGTGATGGGCTATGTCGCGGAAACGGACTACACCTACGAGGAAGATCTTGCCGCAGCTAAGGCTTTCCTCGACGCGCTCCAGTCCGCAGCGCCGCGCGCGAAGATCGAGTACCTCGAAGGGAACCACGAGCGCCGCGTCGAGACTTGGTGCGTGACACAGGTGCTCCGGCACAAGAAGGACGCCGAGGGCTTGCGCCGCCTACTCGCGCCGGAGTTCCGGCTCGGGCTCAAGGAGCGCGGCATCGCGTACTATCGGCAAGGCGAGTTTTACGATGGGCTGCCGGTGCCCGGCGTGATCAAGCGCGGAAAGTGTTTCTTCTTTCACGGCGTGAGCACGGCGAAGAACGCCGTGGCCGCGACCGTGGACAAGATCTCGGGCAACTGCGTCTTCGGGCACACGCACCGCGCGCAGTCCAACATCGTGCGCCGGATCTCGTCGGGCATCATCGGCGCGTGGAATCCCGGCTGCCTCTGCCAGCTGCAGCCGCTCTGGCAGCACACCGCGCCGACGGACTGGTCGCACGGGTACGCGGTGCAGCTTGTCGCGGAGAGCGGCGCGTTCCTGCACTTGAACATCCCGATCATCGAGGGCGAATCGCACTTCGCCGCGCTGCTCAAGCTATGAACTGGAAGCAACTAGTCGAGGCGCAGAACCGGCGGACCTACGTCCTCCCGCCCGGCTGGGACTCGCGCGACAAAATCGCGGAGCAGCTGGAGTGCAGCGTCGATAATGTGCGCGTGCTGCTCGGGCCAGCGATCCGCGCGAAGGCAGTCGAGGTCTCCGTTTTCCCTGTATGGGATGAGGTTACAAAGAAGGTCGTGCGCGTGACCGCATACCGGCGCCGCGCGGGCGAAGGCGTCAAAGCGCCGAAATAATTTGACGGACGCGGCCTTTGAGATGGCCGCTCCCACCATTACTTTTGCCGCCGCCGCCGGGCAGATCGACGCCGCCTCGGGCGTGATCCGCGGTGTCTCGCTGATCACTGAAGGCCCGGCGCTCGGGCACGGCGTGATGATCGACGCGAAGACGCTCGAGCAAGTAAAGGCCGCGGCCGAGCAATACAGCGGCGGGCTCAAGGTGAAACTCGATCACTCGGGTGGCGCGGGCGACATCATCGGGTACGTGGACGCGCTGAGGATCGAGGGGCGCAAGCTGCTCGGCGATCTGCACCTACTCCAGAACTCGCCGCACCGCGGGTACGTCCTCGAGATCGCGGAGAAGATCCCCGACACGTTCGGGCTCTCGATTGCGTTCTCCGGCCCGGTCGAGATGGGCGCGGATAAGCGCACCGTCCTGCAACGCTGCACGGAGATCTACTCGGTCGATCTCGTGAGCGAGCCCGCGGCCAACGCGGAGGGACTTTTTTCCCGTATGATGTCCAAGTTTAACGACGCCTCTGGCGTCTCCATTGAAATCGAACCCACTCCAGAAATGAATGATGATCTGAAGAAAGCTATCGCTGGGATGATTGATTCCGCGATGATGGGAATGACGGACCGGCTCGCCAAGCTCGAGTCGATGATCCCGAAGCCCGAAGAGAAGCCCGCCGCGATGTCGGCGAATAACGACGCGATTGCGCTCGCTGCCAAGCAGGCCGCGGCCGACGCGCTGAAGGAGTTCGCGAAGACCATCGGGGCGCCCGCCGCTCCCGCGGTTTCCGCCGAGGCTCCCGCGAAGAAGGACGAGTCCAAGACGTTCGAGGCCGTCGTCGCTGCCAAGGCGACCGAGCTCAAGGGCGACAAGGGCGCGGCCATCGCCTTCGCGATCAAGAACAACCCTGACCTTTACGCCGCCTACCGCTCCCGCGTGCAGGCCGGTGAACTTATCAAACTCTAACCACCTACTCAGATGGCTACTCAATACATCGGCGCGGGCACGTTCCTCGCCAACGAAACGATCACCGCTTTCCGGATGGTCACGATCTCCAACAATCGCGGCGTCGGTCTGTCCGCCACCGGCACCCGTCCGGATGGCGTCGCGCAGAACGATGCCGCTTCCGGTGATTACGTCACCGTGAAGTTTATGACCGGACCGGGCACCCAGAAGGGTCAGCTTGTCGCTGGTCCGATCACCGTCGGCGACACCCTGTTCGCCGGGGCCAGCGGTCAGGTCGCCCTCAGCGGCACCGTGACCGTGGGCAAGATCCTCACCACTTCGACGACGGCCGCGGTCGTCGAGTACATCCCGAAGAACTTCTAACTTAACCTTTAAAATACAATGTACTCCAACGCTGCTGCGGTTTTCCGCGGCGATATCGCTGGCGTCCTCGAGCAGGCCAAGGACTGGGAAACCAGTTTGATCGGCACGCGCGTGATGCCCATCCTCAACGTCCCCGTCCGCGCTGGTCAGTACCCGAGCTTCAAACTCCAGCAGGGTCAGCTGCTGAAGTCTGAGGTGAAGGTCCGCGACCCGTACGCGACGTTCCCGCGTGGTACCCGCGCTTACACGCAGGAGACCTACAATGCGAACGAATTCGGTTACGAGGAAGCCGTAGACGATACGGTGAGTTCCGACATCTCGCGTTTTTTCAACGCCGAGGTCATCGCCGCCAAGCTCGCCCGCCGGAAGCTCCTGCTCGCGCACGAGCTCCGCGTCGCTGGTGAGATCTTCAACACGTCGAACTTCACCTCGACCAACTCGGGCACCGCCTACACGACCGCGAACATCGCGACGTTCGACGTTGGCGAGGACGTGCAGCTGGCGATTGACCGGCTGATCGCGAACGGCGAGTCCACGAGCAATCTGCGCGTGGTCATCCCGTATCCGGTCTGGACCCGTATCCGCGCCAGCACGAAGTTCCAGAACCGCCTCCGCGGCGCTGGCATCTCGAGCGACACGATCCTGAACGCCAGCACGCAGGCCGCCGCCGAAGTCTTCGGCGTGTCCGAGGTGCTGATCGGCCGCGCCGCCTACGACTCGGCCGCTGAGGGCGTCGCCTACTCCGCGGCGAACGTCTGGTCGAACGCCTACATCTGGGTCGGTTCCGTGACCGAGGGCGGCGCGGGCTACTTCGGCGGTGGCGCCGGGTTCACGCTCAACTGGAGCGAGTACGGTCCCGCCATCGGCGTCTTCACCTACCGTGAGGAGTCGATCAAGTCGAACATCGTGCGCGCGTCGCACTACGTTGCCGAGAAGGTGGTGAACACCAACGCGGGCCAGTTGGTGGCCACGCAGTACTCCTGATCCTGACGGATAGCATCCGCCAGATCGACCCGCGCTCCGTAACTGGGGCGCGGGTTTCTTTTTGACGGGTCGCGCAGCGCAATGCGGATCTCCCTTTGCGTCATCGCAGGCAACGAGGCCGAGCACATCGTGACGATGCTGTCCTCGTTTCGGCATTTCTTCGACGAGTTCGCGCTCGTTCGCGCCATCGGGGCCAAGGAGCCGGACGCGACCATCGAGCTTGCGACCGCGTGGTGCCGAGAGAATGGGAAGGTGATGCTCTGGACCGACTACCAGAACGGGCCGGGCGCCGAGCGATGGGACCACGTCGACTCCTTCGCGAACGCACGCAACGCAGCCTTCAAGCTGGGCAGCGGCGACTGGCTGATCTGGGCCGACTGTGACGACGTGATCGAGGACGCGAGCGAGTGCGCCGCAGCTGCCTTTCGCGCGAAGCTGGCCGCGCTGCCGGAGGGCGTGTCGATGGTCCGTTGCCCGTACGATGTCCGCGGAACGAACAAGAAGCTGCACCGCGAGCGGGCGATCCGCGCCTCGGCCTTTGCCGCTGGGCGCCGCTGGCACCACGACGTTCACGAAAACCTTCTGCTCCTCGCCGGCGACAAGCACGAAGACCACGCGACGCCGGTCTGGGTCCACCAGCCGAAGTCGATCAAGAAGGAGAACCGCCGCCGGAACCTCCGCATCCTCGGGCACTCGGTTAAGGAGACTCCGACGCAATACTTCTACATCCATCAGGAGCACGTCTGCTCGGGCAACCGGCAGGCCGCGGAGCAGTTCGGCAAGATCGCGATCAGCTTCCCAAACCTCGAGGCGTCCTTCCGGTACGAGGCGCTGCTCAATCTTGCCAAGTTGACCAGCGACCACCGCGAGGCGATGGGCTACGCGCTGCAAGCGCACGCCGTCTTCCCGTGGTGCCGCGAGGCTTACGCCGCCGTCATCCTGCTGACCTTCGAGAAGAACGACGGGCGGCGCGCCCGCTGGTGGGCCGAGGAGATGCTGCGCCTGCGGGAGCCCATCGGCGCCGACCGGCCGTGGACGACCGAGCAGAAGTACTACGGCTGGGCGGGCTACGATCTGGCCGCGCGGGCGTTCCGCCTCGACGGCTACGAGGCGCGTGCGAACATCCTGCAATCGCAGTTCCACCAAGGCGAAGCGCCGCGCATCTCGCTCCTGCACGCCACCCGCGGGCGGACCTCGAAGGCGGTCAACTCGCGCGAGGTCTGGCTGCAAATGGCCGAACGGCCGGAGCGCGTGGAGCACATCTTCGCCGTCGATGCGGACGACAAGGAGTCGGTGCAGATGGCGCGGCAGTTCGTCTCGGTGACCTCGGAGAAGCGGTCGTGCGTCGCCGCGTGGAATCTGGCCGCGAAGAAGGCGCGCGGCGATCTGCTCGTGCAAGTCTCGGATGACTGGATTCCGCCGCCGGGCTGGGACGCGAAACTGCTTTCGCTCGTCGAGGGCCGCGACCTCCAGAAGGAGCAGATCGTCCTTGCCGTCTCGGATGGGCATCGGACGGACAAGCTCCTTTGTATGGCGATCCTCTCGCGCGCCCGGCTCGAGGCGCAGGGCGATCTATTCTTCGAGGGCTACGAGTCGGTCTTCAGCGACAACGAGTTTTCGCACCGGGCTTGGCGCGACGGCATCGTGATCGACGCGCGCGACCGATTCCGCTTCGAGCACCAGCACCCGGCTTTCGGCAAGGCGCAGATGGACGCGACCTACGCGCACAACAACTCGCGCGACCGCTACATTGCCGGAGAGGCGATCTTCAAAACCCGCAACCCTGACGCGCTATGATCCCCGAAGGCTATCACCTAGACTGGGACACGGGCGCGCTCTGCGCCGCGGATCGCCGCATCACGGCCGTCTACGATCACGCCTACGTGGCGCGGTACGAGAAGTACCCGCAGGCCGAGCTCTCGCGCATCCGCGCCGAGTTGGTCAACCGCTGGGCGCCGGACGCGGTCAACGTGCTCGACGTCGGCTGCGGGACCGGTGCCTTCCTCGAGGCGATGTGGGCGATGCAGCCGAACGCCAAGCTCTTCGGGCACGATATCTCGCCGTACCCGCTGCCGGACTTCATCCGCAAATGGCACCTCGGCTGGTCCGCTGGCGATTGGGACGTGGTCACGTTCTTCGACTCGCTCGAGCACTTCGACGACCTGACCTGCATCAAGCTATTGCGCGCGCAGACCGTCGTCGTCTCGCTCCCGTGGTATCATCCGTACCTTGGGCCGGAGTGGTTCGCCCGCTGGAAGCACCGCAGGCCGGGCGAGCATCTCTGGCACTTCACGCCGGAGACGCTGGCGCGGCTATTCCATCGCGCCGGGATGCGGGCCGTGTACGTCGGAAACCCCGAGGACGCCGTCCGCAAGCCGGAGCCGGACGCGCAGGGGCCGAACATCCTAACGATGGTTTTCCGCCGATGAAGATCTGCCTCGTGTACCATATGCGGCTTGGCGACATCATCCGCATCCTGCCGATTGCGCGCTGCCTCGCGAGCCAAGGGCACAGCGTGTACGTCGAGTGCCTCGAGCCGTACTGGGGGCTCTTTAACTGCGTAAGCTACGCCCGCCCGGCCCGGCCGGAGGACCGCGAGGCGATGAAGTACGGGCGCGTGATCGACCTCCAAGTCTGGCTGCATCGGTACGAGGACTACCGCCGGAGCGGCAAGCCGTGGTCCGACTTCGTCTTCGGCCTGCATCCCGAGTTCGCCGGCCTCGACCGGCGCCCGGTCTTTGACTTGATCGGAGAACAGCCGATGCTCGCCGAGTACGGCATCCGCGAGCCGGTCTGTCTGTTCGCTCCGATGGGCTACTCGCAGGGGCGCCAGCACTCGCTAGGCGCGCTGCTGGACGCCTGCGCCGAACTAACGCAGCACCGGATCGTCTTCCTCGTGGACGCCTTGCAGCTGGGCCACCTGCGCGAGCAAGGCGTGCCCGACCGGGATATGCTCTGCGCCCGCTCCCCCGCCCACCTCCCGCGGCTGATCCGCGATGCCGATGACTTCTTCACGGTCAACAGCGCCCCGTGCATCATCGCTGGCGCAGTCCGCAAACACTTTTGGCACGTCCCATCCGGCATAGCGCAGGATGACCAGTTTTCGGAGTCGTCGCAGGTTGTGACAATTAGCGATTAAGTATGGCCGTCCGTGACTTCGACCCGACCCAGCTTGCCGCCGATCAAGGCGCCATCCTCGATCAGGCAGGGATCACGTTCTCTTACTTCGGCTCCTCGATCACGGGCGTCTGGTCGTCTAGCCGGACGATGTTCGGCGACTTCGAGGAGCAGCGCCGGGACGATGTGCGCTTTACCGTCTTCTTCACGACCTCGCAAATTACCGGCACGCCTGCGCCTTCGACGACTTGCGTGCGTGCGGGCGTGACCTACTTCGTCGAGCAGGTGCGCTTTGACGCCGAGGGTTCGGGCTGCGAGATGGACGTCTGCAAGGTGATATGATCTTGATCAGCGTAGATAATCAGAACCTATCGCGAGCCCTTACCAAGCTCGCAGCGGTTTCGCAGTTCGGACTCGGGCCGATCATCAAGGAGGAGAGCCGGTATCTGACGCAGCTTTTCATCAAGTTCACTCCTCCGAAAAGCAGGATGCAGGGCGTCAACGCGGTCAGGAAGGATATCGGCAAGATGACCGCGGTGCTCGATTACAACTCGCTCAAGGCCAAGGCAACGCCCGGCAGCCTTTACGAGTCGATGGCGCGGATGGTTCGTCGTCGCGAGGCCGAGAAGTTGAACAACCTGCTGAGGAATCCCGCGATCCACTACTGGGGCGGCCGCCGCGTGCTTGCCGATGTCACCCAAGTGGCCGAGGCGCATCTGCGCTCCCGCAACAAGTACGGACGCATACCGCGCGACTTGGGCAATCTGGCGGCCTTCAAGGCGGACGTGCGACGCTACCGCAAGGCCATCGAGGATCGCGTCGGCTGGACGGTTGCGGGCTGGATTCCGGCAGCGAAGGCCAATGGCGCCAAGTACAAGAAGTTCGCCGAGCGCCTCGCTGACCAGTCAGGCGTTGTCCGCTACTGGTTCGGCGACTCAAACCGGAAAGCGCCTTTCATCTCGGCCGTGAATTTCAACGTCAAAATCCCGGGCTACCAGCGCAGCATTGACGCGGCTTTCCGGTCGAGAACGCAGACGACCGAGAAGAAGATCAAGCGCCTACTCGCAGGCGGCGCGGTCAATCTGGGCTTCACCAAAGTCGAAGGCGCGCAAGCCGTACCCGAACCCATCGCCGCGTGAGCACTCGTACCAACATCCGTAACGCCATTGGGCTCAAGCTGACGCAGGCTGGCGTCGTCCCAACGGCCAATCTAATCAAGGGCCGCAACAACACGCTCGCCTCGGTCAGCTTCCCGGCCGCGGCGGTCTACGCCGTGCGCGAAGATATCGAGGTGCGAACGCTGGCGCCCGCGAACCGGACGCAATATCGACAATTGCAGGTCACCGTGGACTACTTCACGGCGGAGGCGGTCAACTCTCCGACCATCATCGACGACCTTTTCGACGCTGGATCGGATGCGGTTGAGGCTGCGGTTTTGGCCGATGTCACGCTGGGCGGCGTGTGCCGTGATCTGCTTTTACAATCGGTAGAATATGTGATCGAGCCTGACGAGGAGCGCCACTGGGGCGTGGCGCGTCATACCTTTAACTGCATTTACTTAACCACCGACTAAAATGGCTAACCATCTCGGCCGCGAAGGCACCGTCAAAATCTCCTCGACCACCATCGGGGAGCTCCGCAACTACGCGCTCGCCCACTCCTCCGACGTTGTCGAGGATTCGGTGATCGGCGATACGTATCGCACCCGCAAGGCGACGCTGAAGACGTGGTCCGTCAACGGCGATCTCTACTGGGACGAGACCGACGCCGGGCAGATCGCGCTGACCATCGGCTCGACCGTGACGGTCAACCTCTACCCCGAGGGCATCGCCTCGACCTCCACCTACTACTCGGGCGGCGGCATCGTGACCAAGTTCGACATCAGCGCCGCGTTCGACGGGATGGTCGAGGGCTCGATCACCATCGAGGGCAACGGCGTCCTGAGCACTTTGACGGTTTGAGGTGCTGAATGGATGCTATCGACCTAGTCCGTGAGCACTTCGCCTCCCTCGGCACCCGCAAGATCGAGGTGCCCGAGTGGAAGCTGACCGTCTACGCCGCGCCCGTCACGCTCGCCGAGAAGAACCGGCTTTATCGCAAGAGCAAGGAGAGCGATATGGAGCTCCTCGTTGACCTTCTGATAATGAAGGCCACCGACGCGAACGGCCAGAAGCTGTTCACGCTCGAGCACAAGCCGACCCTGCTCAACAAGGCCGACTCCAACGTGGTCGCGCGCGTCGCCAACGCGATCCTCGCTGACGAGGCGCCGAAGGCCGACGAGCTAAAAAACTAGCAGGCGGCGAGGCTGGTGCCGACCTCCTCGCCGTCTATGCGCTCGCGGAAAAGCTCGGCAAGTTCGCTCACGAAGTCCTCGAGATGCCAGCAGCTGAGATGCAGGGCTGGGTCGCTTACTACCACCACCAAAACCGAGTGAAGAAATCCAATGGCTAGCGCAACCTTCACACTCAAGGCGGTGGATTCAACGCGGGCGGCATTTGCCAGCGTGCAGGGCTCGCTTGGTCGCCTTGAGAAGTCGACGTTGAGCGTCGCGAGGGTGACGAAGATGGCGTTCGGGGGCGAGGCCGTGCTGGGGGCGCTCAATATGATGCGCCAGCGGCTGGACAAGGTCATCACGGCCGGCGAGGAAATGGGGTTTAGCGATGAGCAGATCGCGACCGCGCTTCGTTTTGAGGATGCGATCAATGGGATCCTAAAGACCTTGACCGCAATCCCGCTGGCTCTGGCCCAGATGGGGTTCGCCATTGGCAATGCCTTTTCTCCGCTGACCGATGGCGAGATCGAAGACCGCATCCGCAGGCTCAAGTTCGACCGGGCGCAAAAGGAAATCCTCGGGACCGTCGAGGCGACGCGGAAGTTGCAAGCCGAGTTCGATCTGATCGGCAAGGGTGCTGGCGCTGCTGCCGACGAGGCGCAGCGGATGGCCGTCGCGCTTTTCCAGCAGGCAGTCGCCACGTTTGAGACCAACCCGGCAAAGGGCTTTGAGCTCCAGAGGCAGGCGCTTGAGACGCTCAACCGCGCGAAGCAGGGCACGGTGAATCTGGATAAGGAGATCAAGGACGCGCAGGACGAGCTCAACAAAACCCTGCCGGAGTCGCAGCGCGTTGGGCTATCGCAGGCAGATCTGATCGAGGGCCTGCGGAATCGCTACGCGAAGCTCACCTACGAGGTCACGCAGCTCAATGTGCAGCTCGACGCCTTCCGCGAAGTCGGCCAGCCTATCGGCGAGACGCAGGACAAGATCGTCGAGAAGATCAAGGAGCAGACCGTCGTTTCCGCCCAGCTGAACAAGCTCCTTGAGGAGCAGAGCAAGGTTGCGCGCGAGGCCGGGCAGATCACCGCGGGCGCGTTTGAAAACGCGATTTTGTCCGGAGAGAAGCTGCGCGATACATTGCAGGCGCTCGCGCAGGATCTTCTGCGCCTGCTGTTCCGGCAGCAGATCACCGAACCGCTCGCCAAGGGCATCGGCTCCTTCTTCAAAACCCTTCCGTTCTTCGCCAACGGCGGACCGATTACTGGCAACCAGCCCGCCATCGTCGGCGAACGCGGGCCTGAGTTGTTCGTGCCTTCGACCTCGGGTCGCATCATCTCCAACTCCGCGATGCGCTCCGGCGGCGGCGCTCCCGCGATGGGCGGCGTGACGGTCAACTACAACATCGCCGCGGGCGTCACGCGGGGCGAGCTCGTGCCGATCCTCGAGGCCGAGCGGAAGCGCCTCAAGGCCGAGATCCCCGATATGGTGCGCCGCGGTGGCGCCTATCGCGCAGCCTTCGCCTAAGTTATGGCTCTCACCTACCCGCTCACGCCGCCCTCGCCGTTTCGCATCTCGCGGCTTTCCCTGACCGGCGCCAGCGCGACCTCGCGCAACATCTCGCCGTTCACGTTCCAAATCCAGCAGTACAATTGGCCGGGTCAGGCGTGGCTCGGTCAAGTCGAGTGTCCGCCGATGGTGCGCGCGGACGCCGAGGCGGTGATCGCGTTCCTGCTGGCGGCGCAGCGTGGCACGTTTTACTTTCAAGACTACGCCAACCCGACGAACCGCGGCGGCGTGACCGGCACGCTGACCGTCTCGAGCGCGACGGCCAACACCTCGACGCTCACCTTCAGCGGGGCCACCGGCTCCTTCGCGCTGGGCGACTGGCTCCAGATCTCGACCTCGCTTTACAAGGTCGTACAAGTTAACTCCTCGAGCAGCGTCGATCTGTTCCCGGTCCTGCGCTCAAGCTACGCGGGCGGCACCGCGATCACCTACTCAAACGCGAAAGGCGTCTTCCGGCTGGCCGAGCCGAAAACCGACTGGTCGATTGACCTCGCGTCCATCTACGGCGTGAGCTTCAGCATCGTGGAGGACGTTGCCTGATGAGCATCACGACCGCAGGCCGCACGCTCTCCGCGGATATGGTCACCGAGGTGACCGCGACGCAACTCGCGCCGATCCTTCTCGCCAACCTCCAGTTCTCGACGCCGGTCTACCTTTGGTCCGGTTACGGATCGCTGGGCTTCGGCGGCGTGACGTACCTCGGCATCGGCACGCTCGGCACGATTTCACCCGTCGAGGAGACGACCGACCTAGCGGCGCGCGGAATCTCGATGCGTCTCTCGGGCGTGCCCACCGCGAACGTCGCGCTGGCGTTGACCGAGAACTATCAAGGCCGCGCCTGCACGATCCTCTTCGGCGCGCTCTCGCCCACGGCCGGGACGCTGATCTCGTCCCCGGTAACCGTGTTTCAAGGAAAGATGGACGTGATGCAGATTAGCGACGACGGCCAGAGCGCGGATATCACGATGACCGCGGAGTCACGGCTGATGGACTTTAAGCGCCCGCGCGAGATCCGGTACACCGACGAGGAGCAGCAGAACCTTTTTGCGGGTGATGTCGGACTTGAGTTCGTGAACGACATCCAAGAAAAGCCGATTTACTGGGGCAACCCGAACCAGACGCAGGCGACGAACTGGGACGGCGGCGACAAGACCGGCACCGAGGGAACGGGCTACGAATGACGACGACCGACAAGGCCGCGCTGCTCGCCCGCTTTATCGAGGAGCGGCGGCGGATGCCGTTCGCGTGGGGCTCGAACGACTGCTGCCTGTTCGCCGCGGACTGGGTTCTGGCTGCGACCGGGCGCGACATCGCGGCGGACTACCGCGGGCGTTACTCGAGCGCGCTACCTGCGCTGCGGTTCGTCGAGGCAGGCGGCGGCGTCGAGGCGATGGTCGAGCGGGCCGGAGGCGAACGGATCGACGCAAAGCTGGCGCGGCGTGGAGACGTCATCGCACGCGATGTCGGCAATGGCACGGGCCTCGGCGTCTGCATCGGCGCGCTTGCCGCGTTCGTGGCCGAGGACGGTCTGCGCTTCGTGGACTTCACGCACGGTTCCTGCTGGCGCTTTTAATTTATGCCGCAACTTGCAGCCGCAGCCATTTACAAGACGGCGCTTTTCGTCGCGCAGACGTTCGGAACGAGCCTCATCTCGACCTATGCGGTCGTGAAGTTCGTGGCGATCACGGCCGCATCTATGGCTGCGAGCAAGCTGCTCCAGCGCAAGATGCCGGGCTTCGGCGACGCGTCGCTGGCTGACCGCACGCAGATGGTACGCTCGCCGATCTCCGCGCGGCAGATCATCTACGGCGAGACGCGCGTTTCGGGGACGATGGTTTACATCTCCACGACCGGCACGAAGAACGAGTACCTGCATCTCGTGATCGCGCTGGCCGGACACGAGGTCGAGGAGATCGGAGACGTTTACTTCAACGACGAGCTCGCGCTTACCGGCGCAGGCTCCGCGGCCAGCGGGCGCTTTGCTGGCTATGCCGAGATTTACAAGAAGTTGGGCAGCGACACGCAGACCGTCGAGACCAACCTCCAGACGGCGACCTCCGGCCTGACCAACGGCCAATGGACGAGCAACCACCGCCTGCGCGGCATCGCTTACCTGTACGTCCAGCTAACGTGGAACGAGGAGATCTGGGTCGGCGGCATCCCGAACGTCTCCGCGATGGTGAAGGGTAAGAAGGTGTACGATCCGCGCACCGCGACGACCGTTTACTCGGCCAACGCCGCGCTTTGCCTGCGCGACTACCTGACCGACACGCGCCTCGGGATGGCGATGGACGGAACCGAGATGGACGACACGGCCTTCACCGCCGCGGCCAACATCTGCGACGAGCAGGTGCAGATCCTCCCGTCGTCGCCGACGACCTACGAGAACCGGTACGAGGCGAACGGCGTGCTGTTTACGAGCGCCTCGCCGGACGAGAACATCGGCAAGCTGCTATCCGCGATGGGCGGGCTGATCGCCTACAGCGGCGGCAAGATCGTTCCCCACGCTGGCGGCTACCGCATCCCGACCGTGACGTTGAGCGAAGGCGACTTCGCGGGCGCGGTGCAGATTCAGACGAAGACCAGCGCGCGCGACCGAGTGAACGCGGTCAAGGGTGTCTTCGTCTCGGCCAAGTCCGAGTGGCAGCCGACCGACTTCCCTCCGCTCGTCTCTTCGACCTACTACACCGAGGACGGAAACATCCGCTATTACCGCGACGTGGTGCTTCCGTTCACGACCTCGAGCTCCTGCGCCCAGCGCCTCGCGCGCATCGAACTGCGCCGCGCTCGGCAGGAGTTGACGATGACCGCGCGGTTCAAGCTCGACGCGATGCAGCTGCGGGCGGGCGATACCGTGATGATCACCAACGCCAAGTTTGGCTGGTCGTCGAAGGTCTTCGAGGTGATGGACTGGCACTTTGCCAGCGATGGCGAGCCGCCGCAGCTGGTCGTCGAGATGACGCTGCGCGAGACGGCGAGCGCGGTTTACGACTGGGACGTGAGCGACGAGATCGAGATGGCGACGGCGCCGACGACGACGTTGCCGAATCCGTTCGCGCTCGACGCACCGACCAACCTTTCGCTCGTGGCCGATGGCACGACCCAGCTGGTGCAGGCTGACGGAACCGCGCTCCCGCGGATCAAGGTCTCGTGGTCGGCTCCGGCCGAGGAGTTTATCCAGAGCGGCGGGACGGTCGGCATCGACTACAAGGAGAGCACGAGCACGACGTACCTGACGTGGACGACCGTGCCGGGCGACCGGACGCTCGAGTACATTTCGTCGGACGTGAAGATCGGGCTGGGTTACAACGTCCGTATCTACGGGCTGTCTTACTTTCAAGTCGCGACCAGCTACGTGACCGCGAGCGTGACCGTGCAGAAGGACACGACCGCGCCAAACGCCCCGACCTCGCTCACCGCAAACGTCGGCACGGGCCGCGCCGTCTCGCTTGACTGGGCGGACAATACTGAGGCGGATCTCTCCGAGTACGGCGTGTACCGCAACACGACCAGCGTGACTCCGGCCAACGCGAACACCGACAAGATCGCCGAGGTCCGCGCGTCTCGCTTTGTCGACACCGAGGTCGCGACCGGCACGACGTATTATTACTGGGTCACCGCTTACGACTTCCTCGAGAACGTGAGCGGGTTCTCGAACCGCGCGCAGGCAATCGCGACCGGCGTCACCGCGGGCGCGGTTGACCTGACGCCTCCGAGCACGCCGAGCGCGCCGACGTTCTCGAGCGAGACCACGTACCTCGCCAGCGATGGCACGGCGCTCGCCCGAATCACGGTGACGGCGCCCGCAATGCCTACGGGCGGCGCGCTGCTGACGATCCTATTCCGCCGGTCTGGCGCGAGCGAGTGGCAAGTCGGCAACCAAATCGGCAGCGGCTCAATCGCAGTCTCCATCGACGACCTCACGCCGGGGCAAGCTTACGAGTTTGCGGCGCGCGCCATCTCAAATTTCGACGTGCCGTCGTCCGTCTCGGCGACGCTTTCGCGGACGGCGCCAAACTACTCGGGCACGGTCACGGCGCCGAGCGGCGCGACGCTTTCGACCGAGGGCGTGAAGCCCAAGTACATTCCCAGCACAACCGTCTTCTACTTCGGCACTCGCGTCAGCTGGACGGCAAACTCGGACAGCGACTTTGCGTACTACGAGATCAAGGCCACCGCAACCAACAGCGACGGCGCGGTCGATTACACTTGGGGATCTGATAGCTCGGCGGGCATCACGCGCAGTCGAGAAAACTTCGTGTTCCTGTACAACGCGACGCTGCAAGCTGGATGGGTCCGCGTGCGCGCGGTCAACCGGACAGGCACGGCCTCGGCGTGGACGAGCGTCGGCAACGCAAACGGCACCGCAGTCGTCGGCACGGGCACGGTCTCAAAGTACAACGATAACGACGTAACCACAACCGGGATAAAGACCGGCAGCGGATCGAGCACGCGGCAGGTCAATGTCCGGTACGAGGTCTCCGAGGTGAAGTCTCTTACCGGCGGCGCCGCGACCGAGACGATCAGCATCGACACGACGAACCGCGGGTTTAGCGCGAAGCCCGACGCAGGCTGGATTCAATGCGCGAGCGACTCGAACATCATCGGCGTTTACGATTTCGACAACGCGAGCAACTCGTCGACCACCTCTTACTTCGACCTCGTGAGCGTTGACGGCACCAATCTCCCCGCCGGAAATCAGCGGTTCAGCATCGCGCTTGTCGACTACTCCTGACCTATGGCTCTACAGAAATCCTTCACCCTCCCGAGCGGCGTCTCGGGCAATTACGTCCGCCTGACCGCGCACCGCTGGGATCGGCAGGCACGCGAGGCCGTTGCTTGGTTTTCCCTCTACGTGGACGCGACCGCGGCGACGACGGGCAAGGCTCCGCTGACGCCGTGGATTGCGAAGCTCTGGCTGACCGGCGCGAAGTTCGACGAGTACCTCAGCAACCCCGAGCTCGAGTCGCCGGGCGTGCTCGCGCAACTCTACGCCGCGAGCAAGGCGGAGCCGATTAGCTGCGACTTCGGCAGCGACGCCTTCGCCGACGCGACGGACGTTTAGCTCAAAAAAGATTCCGCCTAAGTCGTTGCCCGCGCGCGCCTTGCGGCGTGGCCGTGGAGAAAGTGCGGTTTGAGCTTCGTTTCGCCCCGCGATTTGCTACCTTCGGGGCGTGATCAACAAACGCTCCATCAACGCCGCGCTCAAACGCGCTGGCCTGCCGGTCGAGATTCAGAACAACCGCGACGGCTACTCGTACTTCACCTCCACGCTGACCGGCGGTCAGGTCGGCGAGTCGGTGCTGGTTTGCTATCTGAACCAGCAATCAATCGAGGGCTGGGTTTCCGACGCGCGCTTCGCGCTGAAGCAGGAGGGTGCATCGTGATCCGCGCCGCTCTCCTCCTCGCCCTTGCCTCGGCCGCGCACGCCGCGCCGCCGGAGGCGTTCTGGTCGGCCCTGCATCAGGTCGAGACCTCGGGCCGCGTCGGCCCGATCATCGGCGACGGCGGTCGCAGCCTTGGCCCGCTGCAATGCTCGCGCGCTGCGTTCGTGGACAGCCGCGTGCCGGGGCGCTACGAGCAGGTGGCCGACCTCGCGTTTGCGCGTCGCGTTGCTGAGGCGTATCTCAAGCGGTACGCGCCGCAGGCGTGGGCCGAGGGCAACGTCGAGGTGCTCGCGCGGACGTGGAACGGCGGCCCGGCGGGCGCGCGCAAGGCCGCGACGCTGCCTTATGCGGCGAAGGTGCGGGCGGCGATGGGAGGTGCGCGGTGACTACCGACCTTCGCTCTGACCTCGACACCGCGCTGCGCGAGGGCCAGACGCCCAAGGAGTTTGCGGCCAAGGCGGGCATCTCCGTCTCGTGGACTTACCGGCTCTCGTGGGAGCTCGGCTGGCGCGCGATGCACCTGTCCGAGGGCGAGCGGCGGCTGATCAAGCAGCTTAGAGCTCAACGCCATTCCTAATGTGGATACTCCCGCAATCACTCACCTGTCGCTTTGCTCCGGGTTCGGAGGCATTGACCTCGGACTGCGGCGATGCATCCCGAGCCTGCGAACAATCGCTTATGCGGAGATCGAGGCCTTCGCGTGCGAGCTCCTTCTCGCGCGAATGGAGGGCGGGCAACTTGACCCGGCTCCGATCTGGACTGATCTCAAATCATTCCCTTGGGCAAAGTTTTGCGGATTGGTGGACATCCTCTCTGGCGGCTACCCGTGCCAGCCATTCTCCACCGCTGGCAAGCGACTCGGAGGCGAAGATCCGCGACACCTCTGGCCGTTTATCTCAAGCGGCATTCGACTTCTTCAACCTAGAATCTGCCTCTTTGAAAACGTCGACGGGCACATTACCCAAGGCCTGCATCACGTCTTGTCTGACTTGGGAGGACTGGGTTACAGAACAACGTGGGGAGTTTTCTCAGCGGCTGAGTGCGGCGCGCCTCATCAGCGGAAGCGAGTCTTTATCTTGGCCCACCGCGACGACTACCGAGGCGAAATCGGACACGCTGCAAGATCGTGCGGCGCGAGGCAAACAAGTGATGCTCTGTCACGCGGTGCGGCAATGGCCGACGCCAACGGCGAACGAGGACAAAGATCAGAACGCCAGCTGGGAGACGCTTGCCAAGCTGGACAAGGGCGGGCGCATCCTGCGAAGGATCGCTACGCTTGCGACTGGCCCAGCCGACCCGGAGAGCCGCAATTTGGATGGGAGCCGCCAAGGGTCGTGGGCGACGCCCGAGGCCAAGAATCAAGTGGGCTATCAAGTGGGCGCGGACGGGAGGAAATGGCCGCGACTAGGCAGTCAGGTCAGCGGCAAGCTCAACCCTCGGTGGGTCGAGACGCTGATGGGCCTGCCAGTCGGATGGACTATGCCAAGTTGCGAGTCGCCTGCGACAATCGCACCGACGAGCTGCGGCTTCTCGGCAATGGAGTCGTGCCAGCAACAGCCGAGCTCGCCTTCCGCACCTTGAGCGCGCGCCTGCAATGACCACCAAACGCAAACCATACCGCCCGCAAGGCGTGATGCGAAACACGACGGGCGGCGGTCACTCCGCGGCGCGGTACACGGGCACGCACGGCGTCGCCGAACGGAGCGGACAATATGTCCACATCCGCGGCGAGGGCTGGGTCCGCTGGTGCGACCTCGCGCGTCAAGTCGCCGAGGGTCATCGCGACTTCCTCCAGCGCCGCGCCATTGCCGGCCATTACGTGCCGACGTTCGACTCGCGCCAGACGGCCGAGGTCGCCGAGCGCAAAGCCAAGTCCAAAGCTTCCACCCGATGAACGAACAAATACTGACAGAGTTAATCGCCATCCGTCAGCTGCTCGAGCGCGCCATCGCCGCGCCTCCGGCCGCTCGCACCGCTGCGCCTGCGCCCGCCGGGCAAGTCGCAATCCCGCAGCCGTCGCAACTAGTTGCCGATCCCGGCGCGGTCTGCGTCCACTTCGGGAAAAACGACGGCCAGCCGTTAAGCTCGCTCGGCGACAAGAGCGTCGAGTGGTACGCGACGCCCAAAGAGCCGCGCGTCGGCAACAACGGCAAGCCGTTCCCTCCGCGACCGGCCGACGAGCAACTCGCGAACGCGGCCCGGCAGCTTTACCACGCGAAGCGCGGCACGCTGGTCGGCAAGGCGCCCGCAATCGAGATGACCTTCGTGCCGGGCACGGCCAAGCCGGACATCGACGAGAACGTGCCGTTCTAAAGACTTTGCCCGGCGCCGAGAAATCCCAGCGCCGGGCGTGTGAACAACAACAACCCAAAGCAAAACAACGACCGAACAATGAATAACGACGAAGTCAAAATCGACACCACCACGGCCTCAAGCGCCGTCACCAAAACAGCCAGCCGCTCGCCGATTAACTTCGGCAATCAAGGCGTGCAGCTTGCCAGCCTTGAGGACGCTTACCGATTCGCAAACGCCATCGTCGCGTCGGGCTTTGCGCCCCGCGGGATGGAAAAGCCGGAGGCCGTTCTCGTCGCAATCCAGTTGGGCGCCGAGCTCGGGCTGACGCCGATGGCTGCGTTGCAGAACACGGCCGTCATCAACGGGCGCCCGGCCATCTACGGAGATGCGGCGCTTGCGCTCGTCCGCGCCTCCGGCCTGCTGACCAGTTACAAGGAGGAAGAGATCGGCGAGCCGGGAAGCGACGCGCACGGCTACCGCGTGACCGCTAGCCGCGGCGAGCAGACGACGGTCGAGACGTTCACGATGGCCGACGCGAAACGTGCCAAGCTGACCGGAAAGCCCGGCCCGTGGAGCGAGTACCCGAAGCGGATGCTCCGCTTTCGCGCGCGCGGCTACGTCCTGCGCGACCTGTTCGGCGATGTCCTCAAGGGTCTTCGCACCGTCGAGGAGGCGCGAGACATCCCGGCCGAGCCCGTCAACGTCACGCCGCTCGCGGACAAAGTCGCGGGCGGACTGAGCAACAACCTTTAAGCCAACCCAGAATGAGCACGAACGAAGTCAAAGCAGCAGTCATCGCGAGCGCCGCGGAGCAGTTCCGCGGACTCTTTGAAACCCACTACGACGCCATCCGCAAGGCCGCGACTGAGTCCTTCATCGAGGACGACGCGGCCGCGGAGCCGCGCGCGAAGGTCACGGCCTCGGTCGAGTTCGACGCGCTGGCGCAGGCGCCGAAGGTGACCGTGCGCCTCGGCTGGTCGGCGCGGTTCAAGGATGAGTCGGAGCAGGAGGTCGACCCGCTCCAGTCTAAGCTCGGGCTCGAAGGAGGTGCGGCGTGAACTGCGGCGACATCAAAGCAGCTATCAAGGCCGAGGAGCAGCGGCTCACGGACAAGTTCCGCGCCGATCTCGAAGGCATCTCGATCACTATCGGGGCCAAGGACGTTCGCGTCTGGGCATACGGCACACGAGGCAGCGACCGCTTTATGTACAAGCACGCTGAGGGCTCGACGCCCGAGGAGGCAGCCGAGCGCCTGCGGCTCGACCACTTCCCGTCGCCGGAGCAAAAGATCGCGCGCCTGCGCGACCAAGCCCGGGAGTTGCTCCGCTCCGCCGCGGAGCTCGAGAAGGAGGGCGCGCGATGATCATCGAGACCAACGCTGAATACCACGGCAACCCGGCGGTCAGCCACTCGAAGCTCGAGGTCTTCCGTCGCCGCCCGCGCTTGTACCAGATGCGGTACGTCACTAAGGAGCTCCCTGCGCCGGAGCCGACCGCGGCTTTCCGCATCGGCAGCGCGACGCATTGCGCGGTGCTTGAGCCGGACAAGTTCCCGACCCTGTACGCGCAGCGGCCGGAGGGCATCGACCGAAGGACAAAGGAGGGCAAGGCCGCGTGGGAATCCTTCACGCAGCAGCACGCGGGCAAGGACTTCCTCGACGCGGAGGAGTGGGCGCAGATCTCCGCGATGATGGAGGCCGTGCGGGCAAACCCGCTCGCGGCGCAGCTGCTCGCGCAGGGCACGCCCGAGCTATCGTGGCGCGTCGAGACTGGCGCTCTGCCGCTGCAATGCCGGACGGACTGGTTCGCGCACATCGGCTGCAAGCTCTCCGGCGGGCGACCCTACGTCGCCGACCTCAAGACCATCGACTCGCTCGACGCGGACGCCTTCCGCAGCTTCGAGAAGGCGTGCTTCCAGTTCGGGTATCACCGGCAGGCGGGCTTCTACTTGCCGCTGATCACCGAGATCATCGGCGCGCCCGTGACGGACTTCTTCTTCATCGCCGTGGAGAAGCAGGCGCCCTACGGCGTCGCGGTCTTCAAGCTGACCGACGAGGCCGTCGCGACCGGGCAGGACGAGTCGCTCGCCGATCTGCGGCGGCTCAAGGTCTGCCGCGAGACGAACGTCTGGCCGAACATCGAGCCGGAGGTCACCGAGCTCGGGCTGCCGAAGTGGTATGGAGGTGCGCGATGAGCACGTTTCTCGCCTTTACCCTCCTGCTCGTGGCCGTGGTCGCTTACGCGATCCTGACTGCGCAGGACAACGACGGGAGGCACGATGACTAGCGCCGAGATTGTTTGCGGCATCGCGCTCGCGCTGATCACCGGGCTACTCGGCGGCTATCTCTGGGGCGTCCGCGAGGGCGAGCGCCTCGGCCGGGACAAGGAGTGGCTCGACTCGTTCTTCCGCGCCATCGATCAGGACAAGCTCAAGCGCGACCGGCTCGGCCGCTTTAAGCACAAGACTAAATGACCAACCGACGACGAACCAAAGAGGAGCTCGCGCGACACGACGCCGAGCTCGACCGACTCATCAACGAAATGCACGACCCGAAAACCACGGCGCACCTGCTGGGCATCTCGACCAGTCACGCGCATTACCACTACAAGCTCCGCGGGATGCGGCGCGGCTACCTGACCGACGAGGAGCGACTGCGGATCATCGCGGCGCGGAAGGGGGTGGCGCTTTGAGCTACCCACGCCACCCCAAAGCTGAGGAGATCCAGCGTGCGCTGCTGGAGATGAAGCAATACAAGACGATCCGCGCCGAACTCGACGTGGGCTCGCGCGCCGTTCTGAGCCAAGCAAGGCGCCTCGAGATGATCCGCCTGCCAGTCACGCGGCAGGAGCGCGAGTGGCTCGCGGAGCGACGCGGCATTGATCGGAGGCTCGTGCCGTGAGCAAGCCCACCCTCGCCGATCTCTCCCCGCGCTACCGCGAGCAAGTGCGCGCAGAACTGGGCGCCGTCCCGCGGCCGCGCACCGTCTCGCTTGTGCGCGAAGATGTGGCGCCGGAACCTCCGGCCGTCCCCGTCTCGCGCTTCGAGCGACTGCTGCGCTCCGTCGGCCTGCCTGCGCCGGTTCGCGAGCATCGGTTCCATCCAGTGCGGCGCTGGCGCTTCGACTATGCGTGGATCGACCACAAAGTCGCACTCGAGGTCGAAGGCGGAGTCTGGACGGGCGGCAGGCACACGCGGGGCGCGGGCTTCGTGGGCGATATGGAGAAATACAACGCAGCCGTGGTCGCGGGCTGGCGCGTCGTGCGCGTCGTGCCGGGCAAGCTATGCGCGAGCGCGACGGTCGGGATGCTGGAGTCGCTGCTACAAAGTGAGAAAAAAGAGCTTGCTGGCTCCGCGTAGGGGCTGAAGTTGCGCGCGTGGGCCGTAGAAAGCCCAACCCAATGACCACACTAAAACAACTTTGCCGCGCGTCGGCTCGGAGGAGTGTCATTGCTCCAATTTCTACCCGAGTCGGCGTGCGGCGTTTTGTTTATGAGAATACGAACCATTAAGCCGGAGTTCTTTATGCACGACGGCCTGCACGACTTAGAAAACGAGCTTCGCGCGCCAGTACGCATTGCCTTCATCGGCCTTTGGTGCGCCGCAGACAAGGAGGGCCGGTTCCGATGGGAGCCGCGCCGCCTCAAGGCGCAGATCTTGCCTTACGATGACTGCGACTTTTCACGCGTGCTCGACGCGTTAGCCACGCGTGGATTTCTCGTGAAGTATCGCGTGAAAGACGCGTTGTTAGGTGCCATCCCTAGTTGGAAAAGGCACCAGATCATCAACAACAAGGAGCGCGCGAGTCAGCTACCGGAACCAACGGAGCACGAACAAGTTGACGCGACGGCTACGCGTGAGCCACGCGTGAGCCACGCGTGCCATAAGGAAGGGAAGGGAAGGGAAGGGGAAGGGAACATAATTGCGCCGGGCGAGCCCGTCGCGAAAGAGCGCCCGCGTGACCTTATCTTCGAGGCACTCTGCGAAGCGACTGGCGTGGACGCGAAGAGCCTGACCAAGCCCGGCCGCGGCGCCCTCAACGCCGCCCTCCGAGACATCCGCGCCGCTTCGCCGGACGTGACCCCACAGGAGGTCAAGCGCCGCGCCGAGCGTTACGCGCGCAAGTTTTCCGGCGCCGCGCTTACCGCGCCCGCGCTGGCGAAGCACTGGGCCAGCCTCGGAGCCGCTCCGGTGGACGATTGGACGAAGCAGGCCGTCGCCAATCTGAACCGCGCCGATCCGCCGCCCGAGCCGCAGTTCGACAATTCCTTTGCCGAGTCGCTGCTGGTCGGCGTGCCGGGCATCAAGGAGAAATTCGGCATCACGTGAAGCCTGACCCCACTTTCGACGTTGAGGCCGAGCGGGCGCTTGTCGGCTGCGCGTTCATCGACCCGGCGGGCGTCGTCGGGATGGCGATGAGCTTCGACATCACGCCGGACTCCTTCGTTGACCCGATGGCGGGCACCGTCTGGCGCATCATTACGGCGATGCTCCTCGCGGGCGAGCCAGTCGATGAGACGACCGTCTGGATCAAGCTCAAGATCGCGAAGAACGAGCGCGAAGCCTCGCAGGCTCTGCTGGAGGTCACGCACGACAATGTCGTCGCGATGGCGCACGCTACGCCGACGACCGTGCGGGCGAAGTTCTTCGCGACGCGCGTCCGGCATTGCGAGATCCTGCGCCAGCTGATGCGCGAGGCCGGAGCGATCACGACCAACATCCGCGAGGCCGGATCTGAGCCTGCCGAGGAGCTCGTCCGCGAAGCTGGGGCGCGCATCCTCGCCATCGAGGCCCAGCAGCGCAACGAGTCGTGGGCTGAGTCGCTCGCGAAGGCCGACGAGGAGATCACGGCGCGCGTGTCCGGCAAGCACGAGGGCATCCGCGAGGGCGCGCTAGGCTGGGGCTTTGGAGAGATGGACCGCGTCTTTGGGCTGATGCAGCGCGGCGAGATGGTCGTTGTCGCGGCCCGGCCGAGCGTCGGCAAGTCGTCGCTCGCGCGGCAAGTGGCGCTCCACGTTTCGCTCTCGCAGGAGCAGCAAGTCCTGTTTGCCTCCCTCGAGGTCATCGGCGCAACCCTCGCGCTTAACTTCGCGCAGACGATCTCCGGCATCTCGCTGCGCTCGCTTAACTCAAGGACGCATCCGAAGGACGTCGAGGCGTTCCGCGAGGCGTCGCAGCGCGTGTCCAAGGCGCCGCTCGAGGTCGTCGCCGCGGGCAACGTCAGCCTCGCAACGATGCAATCTCGCGCCGAGGTGCTGCGGGCGCGGCAGACGCCACCGCGGCTCGTCGTCGTGGACTACATCGGGCTAATGCCTGACGCGACGCCTTCCCGAGGCGAGAACCGGGCGCAAAGCGTCGGCCGCGTCTCGCGGGCGCTCAAGCAGTTCGCGCTCCGCAACGACTGCGTGGTGATGGTCTTGGCGCAATTGAACCGCGACTCCGAGCGAGACGAGCGCGTGCCTCGCATCCACGACCTCCGCGAGTCAGGCGATATCGAGCAGGACGCGGATAAGATCGTGCTCCTGCACCGGCCGGGCGAAGATCCGATCACGGGCGCGGGCCAGAGCGTGACCTCGGGCGCGGAGGATCTGCCGACGTTCTACGTCTCGGCGATCCAAGCTAAGGGGCGCAACGACGGCACCGGCAGCGTCGGGCTCTACTTCCGCCGGGCTACGGCGACCTTTGCTTTGGCGATTAAAAAGCCTTGACGGCGATCCGAAGCGGGCTCGCTAGTCGCGCGCGGCAATGGCGAAGGCGAACAACAACACGAAACCCAAAAACATTACGGCTCACGCTTGGGCGAAGCATCAAAAGCTCAACGCGAAAGCCGGACGAGGACATCGAACGTGGAAAACGAAAGCGAGCGGCGCGAATTAGAGGCGCTGCGACTGGCGGCGCGGGCAAGCAGGGCCATCGAGGCGATCAACGGGCATCAGAAATCGCTGGTGCAGGAGCTAAGTGAGAGGCGGAAGCGACTGCGGAATCTTATCGCGGGCATCCAGCAGCAGGAGTCGCTGGGCCAGCTGCCGCTCAAGGGCATTGCGGCGGTCGCCTTGAGCGAGCACGACGAGGCGCTGGTGCACGATCCCCTGCGGGGGCTCTGACGTGATCACGTACACGCTCAACAAGTCGCCGGTTCACCGCATCCGGTACGACGGGGCCAGCGAGGCGGCGAAGATCCTCGCCGAGACGTTCGAGCGCCTGCTCGAGCTCGACGCGGCGAAAAGGGAAAGCGCGGCCAAGCTCGTCCGCAACCTCGCGACGCTTGCGGACCTGTCTCCGAGCGCGTTTCGGCTGGTGCTGCGGTTCGGCTCAGGCGATACCGGCAGCATCCTCGCCAGCTACGAGGAGCAAGCGCAGACGCGCGGATGCACCCGGCAGGCGGTGCATTGGCAGTGGCAGCAGGACATCCGAGCCATCAGGCTGACGTTCCCAGAGGTGGCGGAAGTCATCGCGGCATCGAGGGCATCGGTAGGCCACCACGAGGACGCGATGTCGTCAGCTGACGGGCTTCGTCAGGCGATGGACCGGCGGGAGGGCGAATAAATGCGTTTAAAGGCACGAAGGGGTGCAGGGGCTACACGGACCCTCGCGGGCCAACGGAACGCGGCAAACGCCAAGGAAACGGCGCAGGAACGCGCTTTATGGGTTGGGCGGCAGCTGATCGAGGCAGGACTGCCGCCGACGCTACCCGAGGAGTGGCTTGCAATCGTGCAATTGATTAACGATTACGAAAAGGCTGCTGGGCGCAAAAAGTGTAAAGAAAGCCGACGTGTAAAGAAAACCGACAAAGGGGGGCGGGGGAGTAAGGAATCTTTTACAGCCGGCTGGGCGGCGCGGGTTGCAAGACC